CCGACGACGGGGATCGACGAATCCGGTGCGGAGCCCTCATGGGGCTCGGACCGGGGTGGATCACCCTGTCGCTGGCGAACAGCTACGCGGCGATGCGTGCGGGCGCGAAGACGGAGAGCTTCGCCGTCTGCGGCGACGACCTTGTGGGCCTGTGGCCCGCTCGGGTCGCCGACGCCTACGAGCGAACCATCGCGAAACTGGGACTCATCGCGAACGTCGAGAAGTCATACCGGGGAACCGGTGCTGTCTTCTGCGAACAGTTCGGAGTCATCACCCCAGCTCACGATGGACACCGTCTTCGTTTGCGCCCGCAAGTGCACCTGGCAGAGGCGTCGGGGGCAGAGTCGCGCGTCCAGGGAAAACCCTTGGACGCGGGACTCGGCCAAGTGGACTCGTTGCGCGACATTGCCGAAGGGCAAGGTCGCGCAGCGAAGCCCATCCGACGCCTCGCAGCACGGACAGCGAGCAAACTGGCTCTCAAGGGCCGCGGGATCCTGCCGGGAAGAGTCCGAGACGGGGGCGGAGGCTACGGGCCGACAACGGTCGCGACCTTACGGTCGTACCTTGTCGGCGGCGGAGCACCAACCGTCCCCGGCGCAGCGGCGCACGACCATCGAGCGCGGCGGGTGAACAAGTTCACAACCGACGCACTGGAGGCCGCTACCGCGCGAAAACCCGGTCATGCCACAGAGGGCATGACCGTCTCGGAGTTCCGGGCAGAAGCCGCGCGCACGGCGGAGACGGTGGAGTCCCTCAGTCACGTACAAACGTACGAACGAAAGGGACGCCTGCGCGTCAACCACACGCAGCGGTCCAAGCAGGTCAACAAAGCCGGTCGCATGTGGGAGTTACTCCACAGCGACCGCGCGCTGACGAACTGGACCGCGCAGGCGAGAGCCAGATGCTGGCGAGCCTTCCGACGGGCTCGCTTCGCTACTGCCATTCAGTCGCTCAGGTCCGGAGAACGGACCATCATCGCAACCGAAGTGCACGCACTTCACTTCTCGGAGACGAATGTCGTATCGCTACGACGGGTCGCCTCCCCCCCCTTGTGGGTGCCGGGGCCGTAGGGCCC